ACCGGGCACCACGCCGGACCTGAGCGGCTTGCGCACGGACGCTGGTGCGAAGCCGAAGAAAGCGGAGGAGATGAGCCAGAAGCTGTATCAGCTCGAACTGGATCTGCTTGAGGCACAGCGGAAGGAAAACGAAACGCAGGTCGCTTCCCTTAAATATGAGATTGCTCAGCAAAAGTTTTCGGAGAGCAAGCTGAAGAACCGCAATGATTTGCTCGAACTAGCCAAGGCCGAGCGGCAATACATGGAGGACATTGCCGACATAGCAACGAAGACCGGCAGCGCTATTGCGCAGGACTTTATTAAGCGCAACCAACTGCAGGAGGATTACAAGCGCACCGTGGAGGATCTGCAGATCAAGGCTGGCAAGATCACCGGCGACAAGCTCAAGCAGGTTGAGATCGAGCGTGAACTGCAAACAATCCTCGAGCGCCTGCCTGGTCTGACTCAGGCGCAGATCGACAAGCTGAAGGAGTTGGTAGCTGCCAGTAAGCAGGTGAAGGATGGCTTCGCAGATACCTTCGGCGAAAGCCTTCGGCAGTATTACGACAGTCTGAAGAACTTCGGCGCACAAGTCGCTGATTCAGTCAAGGGTGCCTTCCAAGGCCTTGAAGATCAACTGACCAGCTTCGTTACCACCGGCAAGGCGAACTTCACGGATTTGGCCAACAGCATCATCGCTGACATTGCTCGCATCGCGATCCGGCAGGCGATCATTAAGCCGCTGGTGGGGGGCGTGTTCGATCTGTTCGGTATCCCTAAAAGCGCAATGGGCAACGTCTTCGCCCAGAACGGCATCCAGAAGTTCGCCCGCGGTGGAATAGTCGACCGCCCGACGTTGTTCCCCTTCGCCAAGGGCGTTGGCCTGATGGGCGAGGCCGGACCTGAAGCGATCATGCCGCTGCGCCGCGGGCGTGATGGCCGCCTCGGTGTGCAGGCTGCCAATGGTGGAGGCGGCGTGAGCGTGGTGGTGAACGTTGACGCCAGTGGCACCAGCGTTCAAGGTGATAACGCCAAGGGCGCCGAGTTCGGCCGGGCAATCAGCGAAGCCGTCAAGAATGAGATCGTGATTCAGAAGCGCCCAGGAGGCTTGCTCAACTAATGGCCACCTTCACCTACACGCCCAGCTTCGAGGCCACTGAGATCAGCAAGCCGAGGGTGGTCACCTTCGAGGCAGGTGATGGCTACCAGCATCGCGTCGGCTTCGGCCTGCACCGCAATGGCAAGGAGTGGCAGCTCAATTTCCTGAACCGCACCGACACCGAACGCGACAACATCACGGCCTTCTTAGATGCCCGAGCTGGCGTCGAGAGCTTTGACTGGACACCACCCAGCGGCACTGCTGGCAAATACATCTGCAGGGAGTGGCAGACCACGCTGCGCTCCTGCAACTTCAATAACATCACCGCCACCTTCATCGAGGTGTTCGAGCCGTAGCCATGGCGATACCCGTCTCAGAACTACAGAAGATCGCGCCGAGCAGCATCATCGAGCTATTCGAGCTGCAGCTCGTGACTGCTTTGCATGGCAGCAACACGATCTACCGCTTCCATGCCGGCAGCAACATGGACGCTAACGGTGAGTTGGTTTGGAATAGCAACAGCTATCAGCGGTTCCCAGTCGAGGCCGAGGGATTTGAGTACACAGGCACCGGCAGCCTGCCGCGGCCGAAGATCAAGGTGAGCAACATCCTCGGCAGCATCACGACGATCTTGGCGACAGTCAACGCGACCACTGCTGGCAATGATCTGACCGGGGCAACGCTGACCAGGATCCGCACGATGGCGCGCTACATCGATGGCGCCAACTTCACCGGCGGCACCAACCCATACGGCACGCCGGACCCGACCGCCGAGTTCCCGCGGGAGGTCTACAAGATCGCGCGCAAGTCATCCGAGAGCCGGCAGGTGGTCGAGTTCGAGCTGGCCGCGGCGTTCGACTTGGTTGGTGTGCGAGCACCTAAGCGCCAGTGCATCGCCAACATCTGCCAATGGGTCTACCGCTCGGCCGAGTGCGGCTACACCGGCAGCAGCTACTGGGATGCGAATGACAACGTGGTCGGCACGCTCGCAGCAGATGTATGCGGCAAGCGCTTGAGCAGTTGTAAGTTGCGCTTCGGGGCGACCTCTGAGCTGCCCTATGGCAGCTTCCCTGGCATCGGCGCCTACACCGTATGAGCTGGAAAGATGACGCGCTCAAGCACGCTCAGGAGGAAGATCCTCGTGAGGCTTGCGGTTTGGTGGTCGTTATTAAAGGCCGTCGCCGGTATTGGCCTTGCAGCAATCTGGATCAAGATGGCACACAGTTCGTCCTCTCTCCTGAGGACTACGCCTCTGCGGAGGATGCTGGCGAGATTGAGGCCATCTTCCATAGCCATCCGATCACACCGCCGGAACCGAGCCAGCCAGATCTGATCAGTATCGAGGCCACCGGCCTGCCGTGGTACATCGTCAATCCGAAGACCGAGGCTTGGTCAGAGACGCATCCCAGCGGCTACAAGGCGCCACTGATTGGCCGGAGCTGGGTGTGGGATGTGAGCGACTGCTGGACGCTAGTGCGTGACTGGTACGGCGAGCACGGCATCGATCTGCCGGATTGGGATCGACCGGCCACCCATGCCGACTTTGAATCTCAGCCGTTATTCGATGGCTTCTGGAAGGATGCTGGCTTCTATCAACTGCCGGAGGAGGAGCCGCTGCAGTTTGGCGATGGCCTGCTGATGAACATCGAAGGCAGTGGCCTCAACCACTGCGGTGTGTATATCGGTGATCAACTGATCCTGCACCATCTTCGCGGGCGCCTCTCGAGCCGTGATCTGTACGGCGGCTGGCTGCAAAATTGCACCGGCCGTAGACTCCGCCATCGCGACGCCGATAAACTGACCGAAGGCTGAGAACTGCCATGCTGCGCGAGATCCGAGTGTATGGGCAGCTAGCCAAGTTCCTCGGACGGCGCAAGTTCATGGCGGCCGTTGATAGTGCAGCAGAGGCGATCCGATTCCTGCTGGCCAACTATCCGCAGGTCGAGCGGCACATGTGCCAAGAGGGGCGCCACTACCGCGTGATGGTCGGTGATCATGCCGTAGGAATGGAGGAGCTGCATGGTCCAGCTGGCGGCAATGCGATCAAAATCGTGCCGGTGATCGGTGGCGCTGGTGGTGGTGTGGGGCAGATCCTTGCTGGCGTTGCGTTGGTTGCTTTCTCCCTATTCCTGCCTGGGGTTGGCGCTGCTATTGGTGGTGCGTTGATGACCAAGATCGGCATCCTCGGCGGTGCGCTGATTCTCGGCGGCATCTCGCAGGCGCTGACGCCAACGCCAACGCTGGCAGCATCCAGCACCTATAGCGGACCGCAGGGGACCACCAACACCGAGATGGATCCGCAGAAGTCCTACAGCTTCAGCGGGATTCAGAACACCAGCCGAGCCGGGGTGCCGCTGCCCCTAGTGTTCGGTGAGGTGATCTGCGGCTCCGTAGTGATCTCGGCCGGCATCGACACCGTGCAGATAGAAGCATGAGCGAACTGATCCGTGGTGCAGGTGGTGGTGGCGGAGGCGGCGGCGGCACAACCGTTGTCCAGCAGACCGTTGTCGCGCCGACTCGGACGCCAGTTCGTGACCCTGACACGCTGGCCTCGAAGCAATATGCGACGTTCGTCGATCTGCTTAGCGAAGGCGAGATCGAAGGTTTCCCGTCGGCCGCGGCCTACACGCGCGGGACTGATGACTACAACCGAGCGTTGCTGAAGGATGTATTTCTGAACGGCACGCAGATCCTGCGGCAAGGCGCTGATGCGACCAATCCGCAATCAGCCGACTACAACTTCCAGAACGTCACGCTGCAGGCAAGGTATGGCACGCAGGCGCAGACATACATCCCTGGCTTCTCCGATATTGAAAGCGAAAGCAGTGTTCAGGTAAAGGTTGAGCAAGCCACGCCGATCACGCGCACAATCACCGACACCACCGTCGACGCTGTTCGGGTCACCATCACGGTGCCGCGGCTTGAGCAATACACCGACGAGGGTGATGTTCGTGGCACCAGCATCAACCTCCAGATCCGCGTTCAATACAACGGTGGCGGCTACACCACCGTGATCGATGACACGATCGCCGGCCGCACCGCTGATCAATATCAGAAGGACTACAAGATCAGCTTCACCGGCTCCTTCCCGGTTGATGTGCGGGTGGTGCGCATCACGGCCGATAGCGTCGACACCAACCTGCTGAACGACTTCTACTGGTCGAGCTATACCGAGATCACTGAGCAGAAGCTGCGCTATCCCAACAGCGCCTTGGTCGCGATGCGCCTCGATGCTGAGCAGTTCAGCAGCATCCCCAGCCGCACCTATCGCGTCCGCGGGATGAAGGTGCAGATCCCGAGCAATGGGACTGTAAATCAGACCATCGGCGCCATCAGCTATGCCGGCGCATGGGATGGCACCTTCGGCGCTGCGGTCTGGACTTCAGATCCAGCTTGGATCCTCTACGCACTGCTCACGAATACCCGCTGGGGGCTAGGCGATCACATCGCCGCCAGCCAGCTCGACAAGTTCGCCTTCTATTCCGCCAGTCAGTACGCATCGGCCAGCGTCGACGATGGCTTCGGAGGCACCGAGCCGCGCTTCTCCTGCAATGCCCTGATCCAGAACCAAGAGGAGGCTTACAAGCTGATCAACGATCTGTGCTCCGTGATGCGGGTGATGCCGTACTGGAGCACTGGCAGCCTGACCATCAGCCAAGACAAGCCGACCGATGCCAGCTACCTATTCACGCTGGCCAATGTCAGTGCTGATGGCTTCACCTACACCGGCTCGGATCTGAAGACCAGGCACACGGTCGCGATCATCAGCTACCTCGATCTCGAGACTCAGGACATTGCCTACGAGGTGGTGGAGGACAAGGAAGCCATCGCGAAGTATGGCGTGATCACCACCAACATCAAGGCCTTCGCCTGCACCAGCCGCGGTCAGGCTGCCCGCCTTGGTGAGTGGCTGCTCTATACCGAGCAGTACGAAACCGAGGTGGTCTCCTTCAAGACCTCCGTGGACGCTGGTGTTCTCGTCAGACCAGGACAGGTAATCGAGATCGCCGATCCGGTGAAGGCTGGCGTGCGCCGCGGTGGCCGGATCGCAGCAGCCACCACCACCGTCATCACGGTCGACGACACCGCCGAGACTGATCTGGTCACCACCGGCAGCGCGACGCTATCGGTGATCCTGCCTGACGGCACCGTCGAGACCAAGGCGATCAGCAGTATCGCCGGCGCGAACATCACCGTCGCTTCAGCATTCAGCACTGCACCGAACGCAAACAGCATCTGGGTGCTGAGCAACAGCAACGTCGAGACCAGCACCTGGCGCGTATTGACGATCAGCGAGATCGATCGCGTTCAGTACGAAGTGACCGCGATCGCGTACAACGCCAGCAAATACAACTATGTCGAGCGTGGCTTCAAGCTGCAGACGCGCGACATCACGCAGCTCAACGAACCGCGGCCAGCGCCGACGAACCTATCGGCCAGCGAGACCATCTACGAAAGCAACGGCCAAGTGCGCGTGAAGCTCATCGTGAGTTGGACCGCAGTCGTTGGCGTCTCGGAGTATCAGGTGCAATGGCGCCCGGTGAATGGCAACTGGACGACGGTCAGCGTGCCGCGCACTGATTACGAAATCCTCGACACCACTGCGCAGACCTACGAGA